AACACAAATTGTCATTACTGAACTAACTGAATCATCTTCAGATTTGCTTCTGCGGCAATCAGAGCAGTAGCAACAGCAGTTTCAACCTTGGAAACATCAATCGTGCCAAAAATAACAATCTGGCTGTTTGCATTACCTGCGGTAACATCTACATCATGGAGAATGACACCTGCGGGCTTTGCTCCCTGTGTTTCAGTAGAAACAGTAAAAGCGGTATTTCTTGCACGAAGCGAACCATACACAGGCGTACCTGCCTTGATAATCTTCTTTCCGTCACTTCCTGCGGTCACACCAGTATTAGCAACAACGATAGAAACCGAAGTGCTGTTAAACTCATCAACAAGGATGGTCTTTTCGGGTGCGGCATAAGTCTTGTTCTCTACACCAGTTTGATTCAACATCTTTTAATTCCTCCTTTAAAAGAACTTACTCTTTGGTGCTGTTGTACCTGTTTTAGCACCATACTTCTCTGCAATAGTCTTACCATAATCGGTATCATTAGCAGAACCTTTTTCACCATTACTTTTAGGTGGATTACCTGTACCTTGTTCTTGCGTGGAAGATTTAAAGAAAGAAGCATATTTTGCTTGCGTTTTCATTTCAGCAACAACAGCGTTCAAATCTTTGTCATCAGTAACCTTTGCAAGAGCAATGGTAAGAACATCATCAACAGAATCACCATCAACTCCGTTCATCACACAGGCAAGTTTTGCTTCTGCCAACTCTGCCCTTTTCTCCGCATCTGCTTTTTCTTGAACTGCGGTATTCTTTCTTTCCTCTGCTTTTTCCTGTTCACTTTTCTGTGAATCTTGGAGTGCTTTCAAGAGGTTGATAGCACTTTTTGCTTCATCTTCAGACTTAAAACCAAGTGCGTTTAACACAGACTGCTTACCCTGTTGCTTCTCTCTTGTCATCATCCGAGATACTTCATCTTGGGTAAATGTCTTTTCACTCTTTGTTTGTTCACCACTTCCAGTCTGATTTTGCGCACCATTGTTTTCTGCACCATTTCCCTGTGCGTCATTTGCATTTTGAGCATCACTGTTTACATTTTTTTCTTCACCCATTTTACTTTTCTCCTTTTTCAATCCGTTTTTACGGTTATCCCAAAATTGGGGTAAACTTCCACACGACTATCTTACTACACAATGACATTCGTGTCAACTCTTACTTTAAATTTTCTGCAAAATAATCCAACTGTTCATTAAGTTCTTCGTCACCTTCTCCGAACATCCAGTCCATCACGGCAGACCTTGCATCTTCTTCAGACCAAGACGAAACAACCTCAAATGTACAATTACCGTTTGGGTGGTCTAAAGGTAACTCATCTTTCGGATAAATACCTGCACCTAACCCAAAGTGGTCACCTTCTTCTCTGTCAATACAAACGGCACATACATTTGAAGCACCAGATGTAATCCACCGATACGCTTCCACAAATGGATTGTTTTTTGTTGCTTCAACAAATGCTAACTGGTATGCGTGTTGAATTGAAGTTCTTGCAAGTCGTTGAGCATTGTAATCAATCTCCGCACTTGTTCCAGAAATTACAGGGCTTTTTCTTTGAGGATTAACATACTGTTCAAGTTGTTTTGCAATCTCTGCTGTTGACTTACCTTGCAAAACTCCCCTTGCAATAATCTCTCTAATCTCCGCTTGCCTTCTTGCATTGTTGCCCCAAATCGCTGTACTTAAATTCCAAGTTTCATTATACAACTTACCTGTGACAATCTTGTCAGCAACATTTGCAACAAACTGTGGATTAGTTTGGTATGTAGAGTAACCAAGATTATTCAAAAAGGTTTGATTGTTTTGCAACACCCTTTCAACTTGTGAATTAACTCCACCTATAATCAAATCTTTGGTCTGCAAATCAATTTGATTCATACGAACCAATATCTCATTTTGCAGACCATTCAAAAGTGTTCTTCTAGCAGAAAAATCAACCGTGTCATATTGTTGATACGCTTCAGTCTGCTTTTTTATGTCCTCATAAACACCTTTGTAAAAATTCCTTATCCGTCTTTCTTGTCTTGAAACAATAACTGCTCTGTATAAAGCGGAATCTTTAAACAAATTTTGCCAAAAGCGCATTTAATCACCCGCCTACATTTCGTGCATTAGCACTTTGATTTTCTTGAACAACATTTACTTGTGACTGCTCACTTCCTATAACAAACTCATCAGAACTGTCACTTGTGTCATTTGAAGCATCCATATCTGTATTTACTGTATCGTCAGTAGTGTAATTCAGATAGGTGTTGTCAAGCATCTGGCTCTCCAACTTAATCTGCTCCAACTCTGCGGCGGCTTCAGAATCATTCAGATTACGCCACTTCTTCAGATAAGCCTTTCTCGACATTACCTTTGCATCAATTTCAGTAATATCAAGTTCCTTTTCTTCCTTAACATCCTCTGGAATAGGATAGTTATTTTCAACAACAACATCGTAAGGAATATCTGGAATAGGTTTATCAGTATACTTTCCAACAAACGATTTGTAAAACTTTGCACCCTCAATTACGATATATGCAATCTCTCTCAAACCTGCCGCCCAAGCAAGCATTTTCTCATCACAACGAACAGTTAAACCCCAATACAAAGCCTGTATTGTTTTACCAGAAGTAATAACACCTGCAAGTTGTTCAGAAGTAATATTTGGAACATCAAGTTCTGCATACATTTCATTTTCAAGTCTATCCAAAGTAGTTTTGAGTGCAGGAGAATAATTCATTTGTGCTTCAAGCATACCTACTTTTGCACCAATAGAATTTTCACTAGGCTTTTCTTCATCAGTCTGTAAATCCCAGTAAGACCCAGGACTTGTAGACAAATTCTTTGTACTACCATTACTAGCATCAATGGTGTAACGAATAGGGTGCATACTCTTTCTTTCACTATCCATATCAGAATTTGCAAGTTTGGAATATGCAGATTCATAATCCATAAGGTAGCGCAACTCTGATTCACCGTGAGTATCACCAGTTAATCCATCATTCAGAATAACAACAGCGGGGATAATTTCAAAAGGCAACCTTGTTTTCTTAAGAGTTGTCTTTATCTTATCTCCTGTTCCAGACCAAGTATCTTCTTCTACAAAAACACCATTGTCATTTCTTTCATAACTCTTTCTCACCCAAACCTGCTCTGATAAAACATCAGTATCGGTTGTTTCATAAAAAGCGACAAATTTGTCAAGTTTATCATCAATACCAAACTGATACAAGAAGTTTGTGGGTTTCAAAAAAGTAATTGACACACCTGTCTTTTTGTTAAAATCAACAACAATAGCAATTCTCTTTCCAATAAAACAATCCTTAACACCCTTCATTAACTTTCCATGAAAGTTTGTTAATTCAAGAACCTTGTCAAGATAATCTTGAATGATTGCATTTTCTTCTGCAAAATCACCAGTAACATCATCCATGTTTACATTGAATGAAGGAGAATTTGAAAAGAAGAATCTTGCTTCCTTGTTTAAAATCATTGCCGCTTTCTTATAGCGAACATTAGAAGGAACATAATCTCCATTAGAACCCTCTGGATTGAACTCATTACCAAGTTTGTACACTCCATACAGATGTAAAATCTGATTAAACTCATTTTTGAAACGCTTTACAGCATTTTCATCAAAATCCTTCTCCATTAAAAAGTATGGAATTGTGGGAAAGCAATAAATATACCCTTTATCGTCAACCATTTCTTCCTGCATCTGCATCTTTTGTTCTTCGTTCATAATTTACACCCTTTTCTCTGAAAGTAGTTCAACCATCTTATCATGTGATTTGCGACCATAAATACCATCGTCAACAAGTCCATTTGCTTTCTGCCACGCCTTAACTGTTCTTTCGCTTATTTGTCCGAAACTACCATCAGCATCAAGACTATAACCACACATCTGTAAGTTTCTCTGAAGTAATCTCACTTCTTCTCCTTTGCAACCTCTACGCAAAGTAGGTGTAGCAACAGCAACAGGAAGATTTACTTCAGTATAAAATTCTGAACAATCAAAAGGTTTTTCAACAGCGGCAGGAATTGATAAAGTGCTTGTGTACTGCCAACCAATTTTTGCACCCTTGTAAGTACATTTATTTGAATATTGCGCTACCCAATGTGGATATGAAAGCAACACACTATCATTTAACCTGTCTTTATACCAAGATGTAGAAGCATATATACCACACTTAATTCCATGTTCTTTCAGTCTTTCAAGAAAAGCAACAAGATAAGTTGTTCTATCTTGCTTTGACAGCCTATCACTTCTACCAGTCTTATTTTTGCTTTCAGCCATTTCACTATCAGCAAACACAGGAAAAGCAAGTTTATCATCTTTAATTAAAGCGTAAACCCAATCTGCTTCTTGTACTGCTTCTTGAACTGTAATACTTGTGGGAAAGAAGTATACTCCATAGGGAATATTTAATTCTTTACACTTTGCACGATTTTCTTCAAACTTTTTATCTTTTACAAGTCTGCCAGAAGAACCATAGCCACGATAGCCACAACGAAGTATTACAGCGTCACAGTTTTGTTTGATTAAATTCCAATCTTTTATTCGATTATGACTACTAAAATCAAATACCCTCATTGGAAACTCCTTTCTCCATTTTCTTCTTGTTCATCCCAATCATCGTCAAAATCTTCCATCGGCAAGGCATCTAAAGTATGCGCTTGCACTTGTTCTTTGTGTTCATTGAGCCATTGTTTGAAGTCGGATATAAGTTGTTCACGATTTTGCTCCATACAATCTCCCACCACCTTTTGGGGTATTCTATGCGCTTAATAAACAAATCTCCATGAAAAAATGCCATTATTTGCGCTCCTTTAGGTTAAAGGTGTTGCGTTCACACGACCTTTCTTAACAAAATACATTCTTATTGGCGGTGCGTTGTTCGCAATCGTATATGATGCCGTGCGCATTGACAGTATCTTCAATGCATTACTTGTAGCAACACGGAATATCGTATTTTCATCCCATCCACCACCTGCAACATCATTTATTCCAATGCAAGTGTATTCAGACGAATCAACACCTGTATTTACGGTCGCATAGTAATTTGATATTTGAACGCCCGCAATCGGAATATCCTTATAGAAAACATCGGGTATCTCCGTATAATTCAAATCTGTCCGTTCCCAATAAGTTGGTCTTTCAGAAACAGGAAGTGCTTGATATTCTGCTAAAGTCATTTGAGGGAGCGTGTTTGCTCCGCTGATTAAAATGCCGTTTTGGTAGAGTGCCATTTTTTGCTCCTTTCTTATGCGTCTGCTATAAATGATACATACCACGGGTGCATATAATTCGCAGTTGGTGTATTGACATTTATGCTCCCGTCTGGGGCTATCTGAATATAAGCCGAAGGACTACCATTAAACGCATAGTAAAGCGGTCTATACCCTGTCGGCAGACTCCCAACTAATGTAGCCGTATTTGCCGGAATCGTGCCCACGGTGTTTCTTGCCACATAGACCACATTCCCGACCTTACGATATGACATTATGTTGCCATTTACCGCCGTAGTCGTCAGCCATCCGCTATCACTCGGCACAAGCCCAGCAATCATTTGTTCGTTTTTCATTAAAACTGACATGAGGTTGCTCCTTTCTCTTACTTCCTAACACCATATAACGCGCCCCAAGTATTTGATGTTATACCGTTGATTCTCGCACCACCGCTTGATGTGAATGTAAAATCAACCTCGTGCGAGCTTGCATCATAAAGATTAATGTTTGTAGTGAGTCCGCTTATGATTTGTTGCGATGCTAATACGGATTGAACATATATGGCTTTTCCCGTGGGATTACACATTAAGCATTCCAAAAGGCTATACAAAGAAAGGTCTACTGTGATTTCTTGCGTTGTACTTCCTGTGGGCGCAATTAACACATCTACTGCGCCACTACCGCCAATATACGGATTATCCGCTTCATCACTCGTCCGAATAAATCCAACTTTCTCCGCCGCTGATAGTGCGTCCATCTGCGCTTTCGTCATAGTCCGAACAACATTTACTTTTGTGCGGTCATTCGCAGAATCATCTTCCGTATACACCCCAACAAACTGCAAATCGGAGCGTTGTTCCATATCTGTACCACTTGTATTTTCAATAACATGACCACCACTAGAAGCACCATCAGATATTGCTCCTATTGGTTTATTTCTTAAATATAACATTGCCATAAGTTTTTACCTCTAAATAAAATTGGAGATTGATTGGTGTTCTTTACAAATCTCTAATCTTATAATATCTAAACCCAAAGTTACTTGTATTGTACTCGGCTGATATTGCCGCTCCAGTAAAATTTAACATTCTAACGGCGAAACTATCCGTTCCGTTTAACTCAACAATAAGAGAACCCAAGAACAAAGGATAATTCCAATTCTTACCAGAGCCGACCAACTGACTTATTGCCTGTGATGGAGCATGGTCTGAACCAGCTATAATGCTATAATCATCATAATAAGTGCCGTTTTTAAGAACAGTAATAATAACTTGCGGGTTTGCACTCTGTACATTCAAAGGACTGATAAAAATATTGATAAGATACAGTCCTGCATTTGGTATCCATGCATCTGTTTCTATTGCTGTATTATCTGCAAGCCCAGTTATATTTTTGATGACCATATTAGTAGAAAGTGTTTTGAACGGCATTTTTGTATTCATATCATCCAACGCATCTTCCACACTTCCACTCCCATAACTAACATCCTCGGAAGGAATCTGTGCGTATTCTTCATCTGTTCTAACCCACAGTAAAGGTTTATGAGTTAAGGCATTATATTCTGCCATAGTGTAAGACGGAATCAAATTCATAATAATTCCACTTACTTTTGATACTGTTCCATTCTTTTTTATAAATAAGGGTTTCATTTGTTCTCCTTTGCTTACGATATGGTCATATATATTGCCCTGCAATCCTTGTCATAAAAAGATGCATTTTGAATGTATAAATTTGGATATCCTGTTGAATCAACCTGTGCGACACTCGCAATGCCAGATGTTTGCGCCATGATGTACCAATTATCATCCGACAATTTTACCTGTACGCTTAAAAGAACAGACCTACTAACCCTAGAATCAGTATTCCAAGTCGCTGACGCTGTATTTTGTGCTGTATGCCCATATAGAATCCATAAATTCTGTATAGCCAAATCATCCAACGCATCTTCTACGCTACCATCATTGTAAGCCACCATAGAAGCATCTAAAACATCTTCTGGAGCATCTTCGTAATCACCTTGATACACTCCATCGGGAGCATTGGTTAATTCACTTTCATCATCAATCAGTTGCACTACTTCTACTTTGGTTGCTTGTTCTGTGCTATCATCCGTTACTTTTGCGTCTGCAAACCACAGTTTAGTTCTCTGTGTTAGTGCTGTTTTGATTGCGTTCCAAATGGTGTGACCTTGTTTTGCAGTACCAGTAATAGGTTCTCCAGTAGCACTATGAGCAGTTTCACCTTCAAGCAAAGTGTTTTCAGTTACGCTATCTTCAGTTAAATCTAAAAGTGTGTCATTTCCGAACACAACTTTATTTACATAAGGGTTTTGTGCCATTTTGATTTACCTCCTAATTTGGAAAGTGGGTTTTGTCAACCCACTTCAAATCAGCGTTAAACAGGTGCAACAGTTCCAATCGTGCAAGTCAAACCTCCTGCCGAGTTGGGAGTTTCAACATAAGCAATGGCAGAAACAGTTACTTGCGACAGATAATCATACCCACTATCGGGTAAAATAGTCTGTTGGGTGGTATAAGGAGTTGCAGTTTTAGCCTGTGCGGTAACACCTTCACCTGTATAAGTACCTGTAACACCGAGAATTTCAACGCCATCCTTAATATTTCCTGCAATAATCTTTGCCTGTTCAGTTGCATCAATCTGAACATGACCAGAGCCATCGTGATAACCCTGTGCAATACTAACCTGCTGACTTTTGGTGGTAATATCTACATCAATAGCATTATTGTTAGGCATAGTACCAGTAAGGAGCGTTCCCCTTGCGTGTGCCGTTTTACCACTTAAAATCTCACCAACAAGTGCTGTATCTCCACTGGTGTCAGAATCTTTCGTGCTAGTACCAGTAATAGTAGCACCACTAGCATCATGTGCCGTTACCCCACTCTGCAAATCAGCAGGAGTGATAGTATCAGCAGTTAAATCAATCAAGGTAGTGTTACCATACACAACTTTGTTAATGTACTGATTGTTAGCCATTATCCATTTCCTCCTATAATCGCCGTAATCCCCTTCGGGTTTGATGTTTCAAAATACGGAATACCAAGTACCTTTATATCACTCAAAACACTCCTGTTGGATGTTTCAAGATTTTGTTCAACAGTTTTTGGTGTAACAGTAACATCTCCTGTGTAAACAGGAAGCATACCACCACCGCCATCTGATACTTTT